AATTACCAGTGCTCCACCAGATCCATAACCATTGGCTGGAGTCATATAGGTTAATTTTGCTTTTGAATGTGTTTTAAGTAAGCGGTTCAAGGATTCGATTTCATCGTGCGAATATAAGCTGAACACCTTAATTTTCCTCGCCATCGTCAGTCACCTCTTCTTTCTCGCAGTCTTGCAAACCGTAATACTCAATCTCTTCTTCAGTGAACGTGCCACGAAGTTTTTTATCCTCTGGACAAATCGTCCGCAAATATCCTTCACCTGACTCGTAATACCAAGTATCTTTTGTACGTGGCACCTTGACGTTGTATTTCTTTTCCTTTGCCACAGTGAAGCCGTTAACGTAAGCATTCATTAGCAGCTTTTCTTCACCAATACCTGCTACATCAGAGCTGTCAGAAATATAAGTTGCCGGGAATTCTTCATCATGTGCATTTTCAACTATTTCTGCTTGTTCCTTGCTTAGGACTACCTTTTCAGGTTCCTCAATCAAAGTGACAACATGACCGTCATGATATTTTGCATCTTCTTCACGCTTTGTTTTGTCTGGCGTTACCCATGCACCGATCCCAAAATTGTAGCATGTATCTGCCCACTTGCCAGCATCATTCTTTACCGCGTACAGTTTTTCTTTGCTCATCTTTATTCCTCCAGTTTTACGATTCATGTTTATCCATCTCTTTAGAAAGTAATTTGTTGGCGTATTTAATTAATTCATTCCAAGAAATATTGTATTTTTCTTTCAATGCTTTGATCTTTAAATACTCCTCTTCGTTCATACGAATGCTCGGTGTGACTGACTTCTTGGCCATGTTTTATCCTCCCTTCACTCTATATATATATTATAACGTAGCACGTACCACAAAGTCAACAATTATTTTTAATTAAATAAAAAGCGGTAGCTAACCGCCTGCTTTTATCATAATCCCATTCTCTCCGCAATCGCCTTAATAACGGGCACCGTTACGCTATTACCAGCCTGCTTGTATAATTGGCTGTCACTTAGCCCAGCTTCTCGTGCTCGATCAAACGCCCAATCTGGAAAACCTTGTAGTCGCCAACATTCAATCGGTGTTAGCTTGCGAATACGTAAATCACTGGTAAGTGTCACCATAGTGTTAGCAGTTGTCATAGTATTTGCAATACCATGTCCCACTCGTCCACGCCTAGTTTTACTGTTAGGTTGTGAAAAATTAATGCTGTCGCCAACCTTTGCAATTGCAAATCCTTTTTTAGTAGCTTCACGAACAGCAACCTTTGGCTCGTTTCCATTTGTTAATACTCCATGCCTATCTTGTCCAGTCAGCGTAAATGCAGGCTCACCATTGGTTTTAAATCGACGACCATTTTGGCGCTTATTAAGTCTATCTGGGGTTAGAACTGGAATCGCAATCTTGGGTTCTTGCCCACCACCTTGCATCGTACTAAGCGTTGGCGCGATCACGTCAATTCCATATACTCGGCCCACCTGTTGGTTACCACCAAAAGACTTTGAATCTCTGATATTGCCAATCTGGTTTACTGCTTTATCTGACTTATCAGTTTCTCCGTTTTTTCTGATGATAGGAAATACTTTTCTGGTACGTCGTCCTCTAAGATTTCCGATAATGAATATTCTTTCCCGGTGTTGAGGGACGACTTCTGCTGAATCGAGAACGTCCCATTCGACATCGTACCCGATTTCATCCATTTCAATGAGCAACTTTGCGAAGTCCCACCCCTTGTTGATGCTAAGTAGGTTTTTAACGTTTTCAATGAATAAGTAACTGGGTTTATCTTCTTCTTTGAATTCCCTAATAAGTCCTGTGACTTTAAAGAATAAGCTTGAACGTTTTCCATTTGTAAATCCTCCTTGTTTTCCTGCAACTGAAATATCTTGACAAGGAAAGCCGAAACACCAGCAATCCGCTTTGGGTAATTCTTGTGAAGTAACATTATTAATATCTTTCTCTGTAAACTCACCATCTGGTTTGTGAACGGCAATATAACTTTTCCTGGCGAATTTATTCCATTCAACCCAGCCAACGCATTCATGCCCAGCTTGTTCCATTCCTAATCGAATACCGCCTACACCAGCAAATAAATCAAGAAATTTCATCGTTTATTCCTCCATATTTTATGCAAATATTGCTGCTCCCAATGCAATCGGTAAAGCAGATTCTAAGAACATTTTACGTGCTAGAATTTTATATTCTGATTCTGATTCAACCTCTGTAATCGCCATTAAATAGTTGATACTAGTGATTAAAAATACAATCGCAACCACAGTTAATCTTCTAATCATCGCTTATCCTCCAATAGTTTTAATTCGTCTCGCACAATTTTTACGGCCTCTTCTGCCAATCTTGCTACACCGTAAATCACGTGTTTATCTTTTAACCCGTTTGCAAACAAAACTTGGTCTTTTCTCCTGCGTCCTGTTTTCGTCTTCACTTCGATAAAAAATATCCGGCCGTTCTCTGGCTTGTAGCCAAAAAGATCTGGAAAGCCTACCGGTAATCCTGCATCGAAGAACCGACCATCTGCTGTTCTGACTTTACCTACGTTAGCTCTGAAAACAACGTATCCTGCCTGTGCTAGTGCTACTCTTATGCTGTCTTGTAAAAATTGTTCTTTACCTTTAATCGTCATTTAAAATTCTGCCTTTCTTTATTATATGATTATTATAACACTAATATCTATGCTTGTACAGCCTAAACGCGTAATTTTTTTTAACTCCCAAATATCTTGCGAATTCGCTCAACTCACTATTACTGCATATGCCTTTTTCCCTGATTGCAGCATTGATCGGCCGTCTAACGTTGCCAATATTCATCACTTTGCGCGCTTTGAAATGTTCGTAAATTGAGATCAAGCTATCGTCTTTTTTTACTTTTCGATTAGCAATCTCGATCATTTTCGCCTGCTCAATCTTCTTTTTGCCTTCTGGTGTCCGTGGATCTGCTTCTGGTTTAAGCTCTCCACAATACGGACAGCGGTTATCTGCTGTCCACTCGTAAAAAATTTGATAACAATACTGGCAAGTGTGAATATCCGGCGCGTCCACCTTTCCTTTGGAATTTCTACCAGCCAAGCTCCATTTATGCTGATCGTCAGGCAACCCGAAACGCATATAATTACCGGCATGGTCAATGATAATCGCTTGCTTTCCTGGTAAGTACCGCATACAACGCATAGTTGATTGAATATTAAAAACCATTGATGCTGTAGGGCGTGCAATCACACAACACGAACATTCTTTGACATTGTAACCCTCATCAAACAGCGCATAATTACATAATACCTGTATCGCACCAGTACGGAAAGCAGCCACAATCTTATCACGTTCAGCTTTGGGCGTCTTAGAATCAACGTGTGCAGCCTTCACACCGTGTCTAATAAACTCTGCGGATATTTCCTTGCTGTGCTCAGTGCTATACGCATAAACGATTGTACGGCGATCTGACGCTTTCTCGTGCCACGTGTCGTATATGTCGCCAAATATAGTATCAGTTGCCGCTTCTTTGATTGACGCTTGTGTAAAATCCCCGTGCGCTTTTTTAAGTTTTTTATCATCAAATAATTTAGCGCCATAGTACGAAAACGGTGCCAAATGTTTATGATCTATTAGCCACTTGACAGTTGGTCCATAGACAATGCCTTGGTAGATATCATCAAAACCAGCTCCACTCATACGCCACAAACTGCCGGAAAATCCCATCCGCGGTACGTCAGGCCAATGCTTGAAAATATCTATATACGTTTTCGCCCGTGCGTGTTGTGCCTCATCGGTAATAATTAAATCAGGTTTAGGCAAATCATTAATATGATTTTTAACTTTGCCGACCATCATGACGCTTGAAAGCTCCGGCGAAACGTCTTGCTGAATTAAAGATTCTTTGATTTGGTCAACCAGTTCTTGGCGATGGACGAAAAATAATACACGTTTGCCATTGTTTGTCATCACGCGAGCGATCTCGGCGATCACAACCGATTTACCAGCGCCAGGTGGCGCGATCATGGCAATATTATTTATTCCTGACTTCATTAATTTACGTGCATCGTCAATCATCTTTTTTTGGTAATCGTATAGTTTAAACATAATTTCACCTTACATAAAAAGGGCTTTTTCAGCCCTTTATTTTTAATATGAAAATTCTAAAAACGCTTTGATAACTTGTTTTTCTTCTTCGGCGGTTAGTGCTTCGTAATCTTCATCAATTGATGCGCTATTCCCGTTATGGAAAAATCTACTAATAGATAGTATTGGATATCCATTACCACAATTAGCATCAAAATCAGTCAACGCATCTAATACTCGCTGCGCCCTATCACTCATTTAATCATCTCCAATTAGAAGGGGACTGAATCTTCATCTTCAACAATACCAATATTCACCTTTTGTAGATTGACGTTCCGGCGCACCTTTCCTTTGTAAGTTTCTTCTGATAATTTAACCGTAACACCAGTTCCGGTCATCTGTTTAACCAAATATTCAAAGAATCCTTCAAGGTTACTCGTAGCCTTTTCTACCGCTGAATCGCTAATAATTCCAGCTTCATAATATGGCGCAATTCGGAAAGATAATTGATTTTCATTTTTTTCCGGATCGCTGTTAACGAACATTGTATCGACTAGCGTTGCCAGCTTATGGTTCTGATCTTCAACTTCGTAAATAAAGCGCCATACTTCGTAATCAGCCGCTGTACCATGCTTGACGTTCTTTAATGTCCCATCATACTTACCGACTGGTAAATCCTCGTTACTAATCCGGTTATTCGCATTTTCCTTGATCTTATCTAATAGTCCCATTTTTGATTTCCTCCTTGAGTTCTTCAATG